TCCTTTAGCCTCTTCTGACATTTAGCTACCTCCGCTCGGTGTAGTAGTTTGAGTTGGAGTGTAGTTTATGGGATTACATTTGCCTGGAAAAGCACAACTTTCTATCTTTTCATAATCATGTTTATGATTATCAAATGTATCTAAATCCACACAATGCAAATAATTTGGGTCTAATGTTATCCTTACGATGGCCATCTGTTCGAAACTCTCCTTTTTGGCCAAGGGGAGGCCTTTCTTCATCCTCCCCTTTTATTTCAATCCACTTAATAAAAATTACACTTCAGCAACATCATCTTTATCGACTGCTACTTTCCCATCTGCATCTACTTGTACAGCAGTAACCTTAAATTCACCCGTAACAGGATTAGTTAATATGTATCCTCTCTCAAGTATATCCATCGCATCAAGATTTGCCTTTGCAACACCTTCAGCTACTTTAGACGCAACTACTTCTAAATCCTCAATCGGTCTAGCAGTAGCTTCGACACTTCCATCTCTGGTAATATTAGCCTCTGCCGTATTAATCTTTCCTACAATTTCATCATCGGTGTAGGGAACTGCATTTGGATCTAATAATATTCTTACAATAGCCATTTTCTAATACCTCCTTTTTTTTTAATTGTCTTTAAACTCAATTGCTACCTTACGGTCCTTCGAAATAGATAATCTAGTTATTCTATGGCCTTCAACCTCCGGGATAAATATGTTTCCAATTTCCGAGGGGACACACTCCATAACTATGTTTGCACTTATAGGTGCCGGCTCTGCGAGCTTAATTTGAATGGGTATCGGTTCTCCGATCCGAATTTGAATCGGCCCTGCTTCGATTATCTGAACAATTATGTTTTCGTTTTCTGCCATCAGTCTCTTCTCCTGGTTATATCAAGAAGCATTTCCAATTTTCCTTTTAAAATAGTAAGGATAGTTCCATCGGCTCTTTTTATCTGGATATCGAAATTGTAAATCCCTATTCCTAAGTTTTCGGTATCCCCTGCCGTTAGGGTAATTTTAGTTTTTCCTTCAAGTGGATTCGAATGATCTGTTATGTCCTTTTTTAAATCGGCATCTGCGTCGGCCTTCCAGGCATATTTTTTTAGGGTAAAATATATTTTCCATCCGGTAATATCGATTTTTGTGCCATCATTTTTAGTAAAGGATAAAGTATATTCCCGACTATCACCCCGATACAAAGGATTTAGAGTAACTATATTTTCTGGCATTAGAAATCACTCGCAATCTATTTATTCCTCTTTACCTATAAACTTTTCGTATAAGTAATTTTGAGACTGCCTAACTAGTTTTAGACAGCAGTTCCCAAATCGACCACGAAATAGTTTACCTTTTTGCTGTCTAATGCAACGGGAGTGGTTGCAACTCCATCATAAACTGTAAAAAACCCTTCATTAGCCACCAAAGATCCAACACCATCAGGTATAGATTCGGCTCCAGTAACTAAAACCACTCCATTCGCATGTAAACCTGCAATGGTAACTTTTCCTGCATCGGCTCCCGTTCCGGTAGTAGCCTGCCCTGCCGGGCCAATCCTCTCAAAGGTTACTGAAAGTATCCTGCTTATCATTTGATTTATATTAGTATTTATATCTCTTAATTTAGTTAGATCCATTCTATTTCACCTCACTTTGTCTAAAAGCTTAATCAATTCTATTTTCTTAATTTTGGGATGTAACTCAATTCCCTTCTCCCGGGCTATTTTTTTCAGCTTGGAGAAATGGATATCATCATAATCTTCATCTGTAACTTCAGTTAGCACATCAATATAAGGATAGGCAGATAAGGCATCTGCCATATCCTTATCCTCAGTCGGGATCATCTGCTTTTTCGCTATGAAAATACTCATCCCTTTATAGGGCAGGTTTCTTGAGTTACCGTAATTGTAAATTTTGTATAACATTTAATCTCCCCTAATCAGTTTTTTCTTATCCTATAGCTAGGTTCTTGATCAGGACAATGGCATTTATGTTCTCGATGGCTAAATCTGCTCTCAAACTATAGAAGAAGTAGGTAGCTTTATCGGCAGCGGACCTTTCGGTTTCCATTTCGATATCCCGGTGGATACCGATAATTAAATTGTCCTTATGGGTTAGCATACAATCAGTATAGGAACCCCCATTCAGTTTTCCATCCGAATCCAGGGTATTAGCCATTAATGGACAGGAAACAATAGGAATTTTTCCCCATTGAATCGCTGCCTGTCCTAAAATAGCGGTATCTCCCAAAGCAGTAGAACGTTCTGCTAATGCCTCGATAAAATCTTCCTCTACCTGGTCATTGGTGAAAAATCTAAGATTGGCCAAACCATCCAACTTATATTTAGCAGGCATTCTTCTCCTGGCTTTGGCAAACTTAAATTCCCAGTTATAGGGCGCAGTGGCGGCCTGTTCAACAATCTTCCCAGTAAGTAAGAAGTCTTGAATGGTAGCAACTCCACCCGAAGTGTATGCAGTATATCCTGTCGAATCTATACCATCCAATGAGAAGGTATCAGCAGTAAGTACAGTAATTTTATATAGTTTATTATTAAGTTCAGTCATTCCTACTACATTGGTAATCTTCACTGTATTCCCGGTGGAAAAACCGTGTGCTGTAGCTGTAATTACACAAGGACTAGCTTGGGATGCACCTAAAATGGCTGCTGTTGCCCCAGGGGCCGCATTCAATACGATAGCCGAACCAGAAACATCATTTAGATAGGGCTTGGTATTGCTATGGGTAATTCTATATCTCCAGCCATCAAAGAGGCTTCTAATATCGGTATTAGCGAAACTACCTAGACTATGAGTATCCCCAATCCAATAAGCTTCATCGAGTTCATTAGCAATCTGTTTGGTTACCATCTTCATAATATGGTCCATGAAAGCATCTCCCTCAATGTTATCCTCTATATCATCATCATGGATTACGGCACAACCCCTCACTTCTTTGGCAGTCAAAACAATAAGGTTATGGCTGAGCTGTTCCTTATAATCAGACGTTGAAAAAGTAGCAGCTGGATGGAGAAATTTGCCAGCACCCAATCCCATAGCCCGGATATTTTTGCTTGCTTTATCCATCTTTATCTGTCTGGCATTATTTTTTAAGACAGATTGATCGTATACGTAATCAATAAACCTATCCGCTTCCTCGGCAGCCAGAACAATAGTGGGCATGCTGATTAACGCCTTCTGGAAGCTCTCTTTATTTAATAGTTCACTATTAACTTTAAACATTTGTTATTCACCTCACAATCTTTTTGCCTAAATTTTCTTTTAAATTATTAGACTATGCTCCAAATGTAGGCCATTTCTTTTTGGGTTTATTTTCATCATCCCCACCATCATCTTGGCCTTCAATGGTCTTTTTGATTCCTTTATCTTTTTCCAAGGTCTCCAGTCTCTTGCTAAGTTCAGATATGCCTTTATCCTTTTCCTTCAAGTCTTTTCCCAATTTTTCTATAGTCTGATCCTTCTCTTCCAGTCTCTTTTCTAATTTCTTGGTAATATCACTTATCCCGTCTAAAGCATTTTTAAACTCTTCATTGGCATCTTTTCCTTCATCAACGACAGATTTCTTCAAATCTTCTCTGTCTCCCTCGGGCAAAAGATCGTTTAAGGCTTTAATCACACTATTAAGACCATTAATAGCTTTAATCACGTTTTTGATCTTTCCTACAGTATCTTTGGAAAGTGCTTTCCCAGATTTCTCTACGTCCTTATCCCCTTCTTTATCTCCTTTTTTATCTTCTTCTTTTTTTTTGGCTGGATAGCCATAACCATAACTGGCATATTTGGCTAATACTCCAACCGCTCCTTTAAGGTCATCTGGAAAATCCGCTTTATATTTACTTATTAGCTTCAAAGCTCCTTTTATGGCATTCAAGGCTTTATCAGAAAGTTCAGCTTTCTCAAGCTCGAATTCCTCGGGAGCAAAGCTAACCTCCTCATCAAAGTATGAATCCAATAAATCTTTTAATTCTTTATTCATGTCCATTCCATTCACCTCCATTTCTGATTTCGATAGATAGAAAGTATCACTGTGCTTGAACCCATCTTCAGTCTCGGTAATCTTTGAATAAGAGCAAGAGATTGGACTTATACCAGCAATTTCTTTGCCTTCCCCTCCCCGTGGTTTATAGAAAGAGAAATGAAAGTCCTGCAAATTTTTTATCTCTTCTCCACTCACAATTATTTTTGTTCCTTTGATGGTCCCATCACTCTCTATCGAAATACTTATTTTTTTATCATTCTTTTTTGCAATTAAGAATCTTCTCTTCTGGATATCAGAGCTATCTTGATACTTCTCAAATAGTCTCTGCATATCCCTTTTAAAGAATAGAAACTTTTTTCTGGTTGCTGGCAAATCGGTATAACTTATTTCACTTGGTTCTATATTCTTTAAATTTGCCATTGATCATCCCCCACTCCGACCCAGCATCCAAAATAAAAAAAAGACGGATACCAAGCCTCAAGATTTGCAATCTTGAAAAAAGCTTGGCATCCGTCTTTAAACGAATCCAACTATCAAACTTGCATTCTATATTCGATTTTTTATATTCTTATATTATAGTAAAATTATTTTAATGTCAAATATGCACAGCTCGGCCCGCTAATGAATAGCCAGTTATCGAGCCATCCTTTATTCCTTTCCAAACTTTCTCATCTAATACTCGGGAAATTAATAACCAGCTACCCTTTTTTATTTTTTGATTGCTTATCGCAAAATCCACCGGTGCAATATAAATTTCCAATACTTTAGCATCAATATATTTACCTTTATGGTTCAGCTTAAATTTTTGCGGACCTTCCATATAAGAATAAAGAGCTTTTCTTATCTCTTCTTCAGTAGTGGTATCTCCCTGGCTATCTACCTCATTCGGAGCATAGACCACCCCACAGACTATGTGCTCATCTGCTTTCTTGGATATGTCAAAAATGGGAATAAACTTATTAAATTCATAATGCTTAGATTTCTTGGTTTCAGCTTCTTCCTTGAGCTTAGATACCATCCAGACCCTTTCACCTTTCTTCCCGGCCTCGGTTACTGGTACATAGGCAAAAAGGTAAGTACCTTCTGGAATTAATTTATTACCGGCAAACTCAAATTTTTTAGCGTGATCGTCTTGAGGCTCAATAGCCTTAAAGTCAAACTCATCTAATATCAACATAACCCCGTATTTATTAGTAGTAGC